AATATTTAGTTTTCTTTTTTAGCTACTAAAAATAAGCGACAGTATATAGCTATCTTTTTTTACTGTCTTCCTTCTTTTTATTTGCAGCCTTAACATCGAACTGATTCTTATTAGTTTGAGCGATCTGTAAATCTATTTGTTTTAACTCTTTTTGCTGGTTCAACTTATCTTTTTCTAGAGATTGTTTCTGGTTAAATTGCTGGTTTTTATTAGTCTCTTTACCTTGTTCTAAATCCATACTTTGTTGAAACTCATTTGTCTTTTGTATTTGACCTAAAGCATCTAAGAAATCACTTTGTTTATTTTGATCAAAGTCTTGCATAGCACCGTAACCGGCAGCTCTAATCTCAGCAACCAAGATATCTTTTCTACGATCTTTTTCGTTCTCAATAGCATCAGCATCAATAGCCATTTGTTTTTCTTTAAGTCTAGAGTCGATTTCAGCTTGTTTCATAGACTCTTCAGATTGACGTTCAGCATTAGCTCTTTGTTCGGCTTTAGTCTCTGTATCTTTTAATACATGGTTTAATTCAGCCATAGACTCAGCTTGCATTACTTTACCAAGGTCATAGATAGAAGCATTCGTAGTATTGTTACTTTCAGCAAATGTTTTCATCTTTTCTAAGATAGAACGATGATTAGCATTTGTTGTAGCAAACACGTTAATATCTCTAATCAATAACTCAGTACCATTCATTTCAAAATTTACTTTCTCATCCATAGATGTCATGTACTGCAATCTAAGAGATGGTTTAGTTGAATGATAGTATTGTGCCAAATCAGTTCTCATCTGATGTACACGAGGCATTAAATAGTCACAGTGTTGTATGAAATACATTTCTGTTTGTGCGTATGATCCAGCTACAGCTTGTTCAATACCTGTAGCTGTATTAGTTTGGCCGATTTGTTGACCCAATCTTTGTGGTGTGATACCGATCGATTCGAATGCTTGTTGTTTAAAGTAGTTAGCTAAGTTAACACGACTCATTAATCTTCCTGTTTGTTCCATGTTTAGTTGTTGGAAGTGAGAGAATCCTAATGCATTTTCAGTGTTGGTAATCGATGTATCTAACGGCATTATAGAAAAGTTCTTCATTACTGAATAAGCTTTTGCTAAGTTATTTTTTCCCCAATCTTCATCCATTGAGTGACGAGGAATAGCATTTTGATCTAACAAAATAACTGTACCTAACTCATCAACTAATATATCAGCGATCTGATTGTTAACCATGTTGTATCCTATTTGAAAAGGTTTCATCTTATCTACAAATGCAGTAGATTTAGTGTTACGATCAGAGAATACAGCTCCTTCTACAGGAAGCTTACAACCATAAATAGAATTATCACCTTTGAACTGGAACTTTAATGGACCAATGTGGTTTTGTTGGATACCTAAATACATTGGACTTAATCCATCAGCCGTATTCATACCCCACATGCTTGGTCTGTTAGGACCAATCTTTACTCCACCATATGTTTGATTCAAATAGATCCAATCAATATGTTCACCAAAGATAAGGTTGTCTGATGTTTTATTTTTAAGTAATGTAGTATTGTATAGAGGTTTATCTGTTACAACATAATCTTCATCAATGATATCAGTGAATACTTCACCAGAATCATCGATCTTAGTTAAGTGTCCTACCTTACGTTGAGACTTCCAATAAGCAGTTGTTACACGTAATAAGAATGCTCCACCTAATGGATTATAATCTTCACCTTCACCAAGGATCCAACTGATAATATCATTAGTATGCATGTGACTATCATACATCGACAAATATTGTCTCATACCTAATGAAGGCATATTTGTATTCCAATCATGTGATTTAGTAGCATCATAGAATGTACCATCGTTTTGATAACCACCAATAGGATATCCTGCAGCTCTAACTGGGTAAGAAGCTTCTAATGCTTCTACTTGTTCTTGAGTCATTAGGTAACCATATTTATCAATTACATCGGATACAGTTAACATATCAGTTTTACCAACCCAGTTGCTTTGAGAGATGTAACGGGTATCAGGAGATTTGTGGTAAAAGGTTAGTACCGGATTCCACAACTCAACTTCATAATCATCTTCGTTCATCTTGAAATGCCAAAACTCACGATCAGTGATTAACATATCTCTGAATGCTCTTTCTTCAAGTTCATCCATTTTGAAACGTTCTTCATCTGCTTTATATTGATGCATAGCCCACTGTTCAGACATGCTTCTATAGTCTTTGTTAAAGAACTGTTCAATCTCAGGTAATGTTTTTAAGTTTTCGGGAGAAAGTTGTTGTTGCATTTTAGCTTGAACTTCTGGATCATTTTGATCTAAGCCTGCTTCAATAAGTTTAGTAAGCATCTTTTGTTCAGCATCCTGTAACAAAGTGCTTTCAACCATTTCTCTTTTTTGTTCTAATAACTCATTGTAAGAAAACTCATCAACACTTCTAAAAGTAATCTTTGTATTTCTCTTAGCAAACTCAGTTACTAATACATCAATAGCATTAGGGATAAGTGGATAAAACTTCAACTCTAAAGCACTTTCATCTTCTTGAGTTAAGAAATCTAAGACACCACTCATTTCATTTTCTTCAGAAACAATGTAATCAGACTTGTCAATAATACCTTTAGCTAACTTATAGTTTTTCATTAACCTACGTGCATGTACACGTATTTGTTTCATACCTTGCCATTCAAGCCAGTCCATATTCCAGGCACACCACTCCTCATCTTTCATGTATCTAGGTAGAAATTGTATAGGTTGGGTTATAGAACCCATTCTATTGTATTCCGCTTTCTTACCCTTTTTCAGGTCCATTGCTGATAATATTTCCATGACTTTATCTTAAGTTTTTATAAGGACTTCTGCTAGGCCCCTTGTTATTTTTTCCAGTTCTGTTTGAACCTCCGATATTTTTAAAGGGACTCGTATGTAATTTATACATTTCCTTGGACTTTTCCAAATGTTTATTATCCACATAGATGACCCTTTTCTTATATCCTCGGTTAGCTTGTTGTACTTTTGCAAAAGCAATTAGGGATGCTAAAGCCACTAATCTATCGACGTTGACTCCATCATCATATCCTTCCATTTCTACCATGGCCATCAAATCAGGGATCCTTTCGATACCATATGTTATCTTAACTATCGTACCATCTTCTTTAGTTTCTTCATTTATATGCTCTTTTAAGAATTCTATCAGGTAGCTAAGTAAGTGATTTTTAAAGATAGTTCCAACATTTTTCCAACCATATTCTTGATAAACGTTCTTATTTGCTTCAAGTTCTTTCAAAAATAAGATCTGGCTTTTAGGAACCATGTATCTTTGTTTCTTTTTGTTGATCATATGAGAGATGAACAATGAGATGTTATTCTCAATTATTGTCCAGGCATTATACCATTCGATAATCAACTCTAATCTTTCATGAGTTTTATTGATATCATCGAAACGACCACACCAATAAGCAACTATTTTATCACCCTCTATGTGAGTTTCTATTTGATCTCCATTTATTTTGGTAACTTCAACTGCAGTCTTGTAGATGTATATAGTACACAATGAGTCTGAAGTTGTAGTTTTACCTTCAGACACTGGATCTATTGAGCCATAATACATACCAAACTCAGGGTCTTTAACTGGTCTTTCTACTACAACCAAACAACCTTCTTTGTCAATATCATTTTTCTTTATGGGCCATTCATTGATAGGGATCTTATTGCTTTCTTTAGCTATGATTTTACCTTCATGATTACGCGATAACTCAAGTAACTCATAGGGATATTCTTTATCTTGTATCTTTTGTTTTTGCATAGATACAAGATGTTGAGGAAACACAGATACTTTTCTGTAAGCAAAAGCTTCAGCTATATTAGTTGGTCTTTGAGATACACGAATCTGATATTTCTCAGGAGTTAATGTTTTCTTCCAGATCTTTCTTAGTTCTTGTAATGCACGTAATGCTCCCCAAGAAGGATCTAAATTTTCAACATCTTCACCCATCTTGACAAGTTGTTCTTTAACAAATGTCATTTGTTCTAATGTAGGTTCGTTTATAATCGAGTTACCATAACGATCGATGTAAGGAGGCATTGACCATTGCTCAGGAATAAACAAACCTGTTCTACCTATAGTACCTTTCTCATCAATAAGATTGGTTTCTACTTCATATATATTATCACCTTGAGGATTTAGAATCATCTGTTTTAAAGGCTCACATTGATCAAGATCACCGACAGATCCCGCAGCAATAAATATACCTGTCGTGATATTACCTGATTGTAATGCAGGTAATAAGAACTCTACAGTGCTATCCATTGTTGGTGCGATACCTGCCTCTTCGTAAAAGAAAATTGTACACGGACCACCGACACCGGATGTATCTTTCTGATCAAATGATATAGATTGTAATGTACCTTTTAATCCTCTAAAGTGTTTACGATTACCAACAGTCTCTTCGATCTGTTGTTGCCATAAACCAGCTTTGTATGGATTCATAGGACGGTACCACGCGGTATGTTGATCTAAGAAACTCTTGTATTCGTTGATAAATTTCCAAGTACCTTTCTCGTTAACATAATCTTTAAGTGATGCACCCATTTTAAGAGTACATGTTTCTTCAAACCACAACTGATTTATAAGTTTACCAGCATGGAAGTAAGAAGAAGCTATCTGACGTTTCTTTAATATAGCACAATGTTTGTAATGTAGCTCAGCTAACATTTCATACAAGGCCATATGATATTGTGCATCACGAACAGAAGGGAAGTCAAACTTCTTTTGTTCTTTATCATTGATAGGTAGAAAATTTAACCACATGTAATATTCACGAGTTAAATACCAGGTCTTACCTTTGTTTCTATATATAACTCCGTTACGACATTTATCTTTTTGATCATCCCAATAAGTCTTGAAATCTTTACTACCTCTTGGTGCAGCTAGATAAAACTTTTGCTTGTTATAAATCCTGGCTTGTTCATTGAACATGAAAGAAGTCTCATCGAAATTATATTGACCAGGTTCCTTAAAAAGAGTAAGTACAAAAAGTTTAAAATCATTTCTTGTTTGAAAGATCATTTCACTCCATATATTATTCTCCCATAAAGCTACTGTTTTGTAAGCAGGGTTAGCTGCAATTTCTATCAATGTTTGTTCCATATTATTGATCGTATGCTAAATCGGCACCACCTCTAATGTTACTTTTTTGTTCATCCATTAAATCTTTATAAACTCCTTTGTAAGAAGCTCGTATAGAGTCGAAGTTTTTAGCTGCATTTAATACGAATGCACCATTACCATCTCGACCATCTTTAATAGGTGAATCATTCATGTATCTTGCCAAACGATCCATCATATTCTTTATACCATAGTATGCACGAGATGTAGATGTTTCATACATTTTGTTACAACGTTGTAGTGCATAATTGATATCATCATCTTCAGATGAAAAGTCAGCATCAATGTCTTTAATAATATATTCTTCTTTATCCAAATCTGTCATATTAAAATATGGATTAAGAGTTGGATTAGGACATGTCATATAAAATAAAAACTTATAAACTTTCAAATAATCATCAGGACGATCATCCATAAACTTTTTCAAATAGTCAATGGTGTAACAATGGATAGTAGGAACTACTTCTCCATTTTGTAAATCAAAAAGTTTAATAACTTCCATATTATAAGTTTTTAGTTGACCATGCCGCATGACATGAAAAGTTCCAACATAATGTTTGCCATTGTTCTTTTGGCATTAATGTTTGTTTAGGATGAGTCATGTTTGATTGGATCATACGACTATAAGTTACGTCGTATGTTTCGTTAAATACTTTTTGACCCATTCTTCCGAAACTTTTCCACAGTCTCGCAGGAACCTTGTTTGGATTTGGTACTGGTATTTCCGATACTACTTTTAATATGTTCCCCAACTTTACTGTTTGTAACTTGGTTGTTTTCTTTTTTCCAATAGTTTTGTTGTTGGTATTCATCGTTGCTCATTTTTATAAGGTTAGTTTTTCTTTTTTATTCTTACTTCTGGATGTTCATGTAACCAGTTGATCATATTTCTTACTTCGTCTTTTAAATAAGGTAGGTCGTAAGGTACGATTTCTTTTACAATAGGATCACCATTAGGACTTAATTTTGTTATAGGATATCCAAACTTATCTACACCTTCTCTTTCGAAAATGATATGTTGGATTTGTAACTTACCAGGATTATATTTTGGGTTGTGTTTAAGTATGATGTACATATATAAACTCAACTGTAATGCATAATGGTTAAACTCACAATCATCTAAGTGAGACATAATACCAATCATTTTACTGCTGATTCCTTCCCAGTTAGTATAACCTTTCAGTTTTATTTCTTTGTTAGTTTTGTAATCAATAATGTCTACAGTGTTTTGAACTACTTCTACTCTATCTGATTGTCCACATATACCGGCAGACTTTAAATATACCATATGTTCAGGATATATTCCTTCTGTTAAGTTTTGAGGAGGTGCTATCTTTAAATCACCTTCCATTAATGGTTTAATGATTGGTATCTGACGACCCAATCTTTGAATACTATCTAAGGATATTAAATCAGCTTCGCGTTGGTTGTGGTAAAAAGTCCCGAGACCCATTCCTCTTTCTCCTTCATTGGTCCACATTTGTTGGATAACGATAGGATCCATTCCATACCATTTAGACTTCTTATTTTTAGAAGATTTTAAAGCTTGCATCGGAGCATCAAACTTAGGTTTAAACTGACTAACAAAAGTAGTTACTCCTAACCAGGTAATATTATCAGCTGGATCTAAACTTTTATATTCGTGGTTATGTTCTTGAAATGATATTGCCATGGTTTTGTATATTATCTATTATTGATTTTGCTACGTAAAAGTTTTCTATGTCTTCTGATTTAATCATTGATTCTAAGTTAACACATTCTTCTGATGATATCAAGTAGGTGCTTTCTAAGATTGGTAACAATCGTATATAAACTTCTTCCTGTATTTTTCTGTCGATCATTTTTTTGAAACCATCTCCACAATGAATAACAAGTTGTCTTGGTTCTGGCGCATGAAGCTCTTCAAAAAACTTTACTAAGTTTTTTTCAGTTAACTCTTTATATCTCCTAACTTGTTCCATTTTTCTTTCTATAAGATTCTTCTTGTTTCTCAGTCATTACAGCTTTCCATCTTGGATTCTCTTTATCCCCACAGTCTGATGCTAAAGAGTTACGTTTGAATTTCAAACTACAACCACACTTACCACAACAAGGTTGTGTACCTGGCATGAAACATTTACTTCCTTCGTGATCAATAAAAGGACATGCTTCACAAATAGCTTGTCTTTCATTAGCAATGTTCTCTACATACTTCGATCTGAATATAGTATTCCATACACCTTGTATGATTAACTTTCTATTCTTCCAGGCTTGTTTGATTTCTTGATTCGTCATCTTTTCTTTTTTCTTTTATTTCTTGTTTCTTCTTAACGTTTTCATTGATCTCATCAAATATAGTTTCGATATTTTCAAGCTTTCTTTCTAGTTCCTTTTTAGCAGAAAACTTATTGAACGTATCAGTATTCATTCTTTCTGATATTGTTTTATACTTTTCCTTTAATCCTACTAACTTTTTAGGATTGATTGAAAAGATCCCTATACTAGCTATTGTTATCTTAGATTTCTTGAGTTCACTTAAAGATTTTCGCATATTTTCATAATAGAAATCTACAGCATCTTTAACTAAAACTTCAGGTAAACCCAACTCTTCAGCTGTAGGTTTAATCAGTTCCTTTGATTTCTTCGGGTTCAAGGTGTATAAGTTTATAGTCCAACAATATATTTCCTGTATTTTGTATTTGAAGTGCAGGGTTAACTGATATCTTCTTTTTGTTTGTTCCTTCCTTAGTTATAATATTGATACGTTCAAACTTTGATAAACAGTTTCTTACTGTTTGTGGTGACTTAAAAATCTCCTTTGTATACTTTAAAGTAACAGGACGATCTCTTTTAGATACACTACAAGCAGCATTACAAAAATCATGTAACTCAACATTTTCGTTTAAACTAAGTAAGGTCAGACAGTCTAAGTCACAGTCACTCATTGCTATTTTAGAAATATAGCAATGAGTTACTAACTGGAACTTTGTAATATCCCATAGTGACATTTGTGTCTTTTTATTTACTACGTTTACTTTAGCCATTAGATTGTTCTTAACAATTCGATTAGTTGTGGATGAGGATATACATCAAACTTGTCAGTTCTAACTGAACTATGTGACCATACACCGGGTGTTCCTTTTAAAGCTGCAGCATTGAAGTCAAACATGTTTTCTCCCATAGAAATAAACTGATGTAAACCAGCTTTAAGATCTATCTTTTTATGACGAGAAGCAATGTCTATCATTAAAGTTTTTAATGATGTCAACTGAGCATCTGTATACTTTTGATAGTATTGAAATCCTCTAAATGATTTTCCTAACTCAATAACCATATCTGCAGGAACTTCACTATTTACATAGTTGATGAACTTACCGTCTCTGGTTTTGGTTAATGGACCATAGTTACAGATTTCTATCGCGATAGATTTTTTATTTAAAATAGGATTGTTAGCCTCCTTTAAACCTAAGTGATGAGCCCAGAACTTATCATCAAAAGCACGATATACAATACCATCATATTTAGTATCACGGGTTGCACGGTCGATACCACCTATGACGTAAGAAGTAGCTACTTTGAGTCTTTCTCCAGATTTTGTACGATCTCTTTCCCATCCGTCAATTGTAAAATCAGGACGATTAGAAC